TTATTTTAATTTTCTTTTCCAGAGCCAAGAAGTCTTGAAAAGATGATTATGTTTATAGTTTGTAAAAAATGTATCTGATCTACGCTCATATTGCCCCTTCTTGGCATTCATCAACTTATAATCTAATCTACTCCAATGAACTGTAGTCTTTACACTACTTACAGCAGCAATGACACCAGCCGCTGCTGTGACGGCCGCCGCCTTTTTAGCTGTTTTCATGCTAGTAGCCATAAGGACTCCGGCAAAAACAGCAACACTGGCACTAATCGTACTATAAGTACCTTTACTATTATTATAGCCTGACCATTGATCTCTCAAGATCCCAGCCGATGTATCATTTTTATTTGCCAATTGTTCAATAGGCGATGAAGCCTCTTCATAATTCACCACTTCGCCATTAACTTCAAGTTTTCCAATTTTCTGGTCATATTGAATCTTGTCTGTTTTTTCCCCATCATTTACAATAATCTCAACTACATCATTAACAGTTCTTTCAGAAAAAGTGTACGTAGTTCCGTTGTAATCTACAGATTCAGTTTCATAGGTCGGTTCAACATTCTGGACAACTGCACTTGGGGCTTGACGTTCTTTTGCATCTGAAACAGGACTAAAAATTGTAACAGCAGTCAAAACAGCAACACTTGAAAAGACAATCTTTTTCATGGTAAATTAATACCTCCTTTTGTTATTCATTTACAATTCTGGAGGTTTGTTCAGTTTAATTCAACCCATTATTTGTATTTTAAGGATAATTTAAACTAGGGGGTTTATAATGACTAATCTTACATTCAGGCTTTTCCATTACGCATCGCTAGCATTGGTTCTTTTATTTCTCATATTAGGTTTTACCTTAAATGGCGCTTTCTTTTATTGGACTCTAATATTAGTCGGTCTTTATTATCTAATCAGAGGGATAATAACGGCTAAATCAGAACACCGAAAAAATGGAACATTTATTACAGTTTGTGGAGCAATTATAATACTTGCCGGTTTATTTACATTGATTGTGCGTTAGAAAATGTTTAAATTCCTATCAAAAAGTCGGGTTATAAACATCCGGCTTTTTTGTTTTTATGTTGAAACAGCATTTTCCGCTTTCACCTGAGTGCGATACTACCACCTTCATCATGTATCTCTGTTTCGTTCCCCAATTCTGGGGAACCAATGGTTCAGCCTGAACTGTCTGTTCGCAACATCTTGAGAAACACGTTTCATTTAAGTATATAGATAATAACCATATATACTTAACCAAAGGGTTAAGGGTCTGGTTATTATGAACCATCCTTGCCAGGTTCACAACGAACCTCACAAACGCCCCTTGTACTCATTCAGCAGCATTCTTCTTTTCGCTTGGTTGTAGATCATATCGTACCGTATTCTCGCCTGTCTTCGTTGGGATATTGTTAACCTCTTATCTCCCATCATCTTGTGAAACATTTCTAAGTCCTCATGCTCCTTCTTGGTTACAGTCACTTTCAATCGCTTTAACCTCCATTCATCGTCAAAACTTTTGTTATTTGTCTTGACTTTTCTTTTGATTTTTTGCTTGATTGGTTGAGACTGTGGACAACGGCTGGTCATGTTGTCTGCCTGAATTTGCTTATAAAAAATAAACAAACTCAGGCAGGCGACTGAAACTTGATTGTATATCAACTTGTGGTATCCGTGTGTTCACCCTATTTGCCGTTGGTTATTCCCCAAACAAGCCTACTGTGTCAAGTGTCCCTAACAGGTTCGGATCAAAACCCAACTTTGGGTTCTCCTACTTGTGGCTTGTCCTGCATCGTCAGAAACGATACACCCTTCCTTCGTCAGCACTTAATGGCAGCTTTCGCCTTTCAGATGCATGTGTAAATAGGGAAACACAGAAGGCATCCTATCCTCATTTTTTGCGTCGGCTGAGTCACTACCCTGTCAAGTTTTACGTGTGTTAGCGCATTCCACGGCAGTCTGATCCTTAAAAAAGACATCACTAAAGACAACACCTTAATTCAGGAGTATAGACTGACTGTATTCAGTTTTAAGGGGCTCGCAAAACGCTACCCCCTTGATTAAATTGTTATGTTTAAATACAATGGGAGTGTACTAACCCATCAGATTAGGAGAGTGCTGGTGACACTCTTCCTAATCATCCAAACCATGCTATGCACAATATGCTTAAAGCTGGTACAGCTACAATCAATCCCCCAAATACAACCTGACAGAAACGTTCATTATGTAATTCTGTGTTATTCATGGTCTTCCACTTCTTCTGCGTATGAATCTTCATCTATGTAAAAAATATTGTTTGTTACAGTTGGAATAACTGTTTTACCTCCCCCCATATCCAACATGATATGAGGGAAATCAACGCCCATTTCTCCAGTCTGTTCTAACGCTTCAATTGCATCTTTTCGATCCTCCGCATCAAGTTCAACACAAACCGGTATTCTCATATCTGTGAAGATTTTGAAACGCTTTTTAGGCTTTCCATCGTCGTATGTTTCAATGAAATTGTTTTTCTCTTCGAACATTTTTCCTCTGAAGTAATTGAAATGATTCGTCATTTCCTCGATACGCTGTTCGTTTGTGATTGCCCCTAAGCTTGCTACGTTAGTTCCTACAGTGTGACGATTAATTTGCATTGTCGTTATCCCCTTTAGTAAGTTTTGTTTTTATCAAGAATCTGATAGCCTTCCAGTGTAACAAGCTCCCTATTGTCAATGAGAGCATCCCATAATCGTGTACTGAGCAACTTATCAATTACTGCATTGGTTAAGCTTCTGAGGTTTTTGTATTTGATATCTTCAGCCAAGAATATTGAATGGATGCTGTCGTATTTCCCATCCTTCCTTTTAAGGACTTGATACAGATGTACTTGGCCATCTTCGCCAGAAATGGCGAATTGCTTGTAAAACAACATTGCTGGAAAGTCACCCAAATCACTTCTACGAATGGTTATTCGCTTCAATTCAAGACCTCCTTTATGACACCTTTTTGTTGTTGACTTAATCATAAAACAACAACATAAAAGAGTCAACACCTTTTTGTAGTTATTTTTAAAGAAAATCCACTTTTGAATTGCATTTTTTGTTATAATCAAAAAGGAGGTGAAACTGTTGACTAAAATTGTTAAAACAAGACTGAAAGAAATATTAGATGAACGTGGCTTATCTATCAGAGGTTTCGCCTTTGGAAATGACCTTAGATTTGAAACTGTTAGAAGGTTTTACAATAACACTGCTAAACAATACCAACGTGAAACATTGGGCAAGATTTGTGATGCCTTGGATATAGAAATTGAGGACTTACTATACATTACAGACGATGATTCCGAAGAGTCTTAAGCAAAAGTATTGCTTTTATTTTTTTTAAATTCGTTAAACAAAACCATTGAAATATTCAATTGTCGGAATTTCCGACAATCAAAAGTATTGCAATTGCTGTTATACTGTACGGAGAGGTGAACGGGATGGAAAACAACATGCTTCAAGCAATATTAGATGAGATTAAGAACGTTAATAACAAGGTTGATGGCATAGCTTCTGAGTTGAATTCCTTTAAAGAAGATACAAAGAAGGAGTTTGAACAAATTAATCAGAAGTTAGATCGAATTGAGGAAAATGAACCTGAGGAAATCATGTCGATGCTCAAACTGATCAATAAGAACATTGAACGTGACCACCGATACAATGACAAAAAGTTTTCTGAAATCGAAAGACGTATCCATGATCTTGAAGAGAGATTGAATAACTGAGTAAACGGACGACGTCGTCCGATTTGCGACAACTATAAGAGGATGGGATAACATGAGTATCAGTAAGATTAGAAGCCTTTTTTATAAGTCAGCTCGTGTTTTAGGGGACGTACAAGCCGTTAAGAATGGTACTATAGGTAAACGTGTAGCAAGACGTGCAGCAGGTAAAGCAACGGGTAAAATAATGAGAAGTATATTCAAATAAAGAACCAGCCATTAGATAGGCTGGTTCTTCTTTTACTTAAAGAAATGATTATGCAGTGCTTTGGAAAACCCAAATCCATCAGCTGGGCCTTTAAGCCAGATGGAAATAAACTTATCAAAATCCACTTCTTTTTCTGTATCTTTAAGTATGTTTTTAAATTCTTTGGAAAATTCCTCTAGTGAAACCTGTTCACCATTTTCCAGCTTTTCAGCTTGTTCACTCGTTAATTTGCGAAGTCCCTGATACTGATCTTCATTCAAATCGTAAGCAATAACCTGATCAAATAGTCCGAATCTGTCATAATCTGCTGCTAATTGTTGAACTAACCTTAGTTGAAAAGCCTGCTTCTCGACTTTTTTCTCTAAGTTGTCAAGCCTTTCTTCTACTGTTGCCAATTCAAATCACCTCAATTAAAAAGCTAAGAAAGTAAATACATTTGCAATAGTTCTTGCTGTAGAAGATTTTACTCCTGCATCCATTAGATACGATGACACAGTGTCAATAATTGCATCTTCCACAACATCGCCTCGTTTAACCAACTCGTCCAAAGCATCTGCTACATCATCAGTATGTTTTGCGAATGTTTTTCCTGCTGTTCCACCTAACTCATCGACTACCTCACCAACAATTCTCCCTCCACTACGAAGTGCCGCGGCTGTTGTTTGCATTGCTTTTTTAGCAATCCATTTTTTAAAACCATTTGTGTGAAATTCACCAGATTGTTCAGTTGAATTCGTTGGTAATTCGGATAGTTTAGCAGGAGTTTGATAAGTGACTTCTTGCTGTGCCTGTAATGTTACCTCTTGAGCTTTTGCATGTCCATCCAACGGAAGAACTAATGATAAAGAGAAAGTTAATGCGGATGTTGCTAAAAGTATTTTCTTAAACATGAAATCAATCCCTTTCTTTTAAATTATTTACATGTAAATGATAGCATTATATTTCGACTAGAAAAATAATGCTTTTTACTCAAAAATTAGAATAATATTGAACTATCTGTAACAAAATAAATAAAAGAATTCCCTCGAAAATTTCAAGGGAACGATTTATTTACTTAGACTTGTTTACCGAATTGACCAGAAATGTATCTCCGTTTTCCATCATAGATCACTTCCCAGTATCCTTTAGAGTTGTTTGAACCTCTAACAGACCCAGCGATATCAATTGTCTTACCAAGTCCAATTGTACCAACATTCTTTGCGTTAATACGATCTGGTTTGTCCATGATAATTGCAGCGTTTGATACACCGACAATTTTGATCTTACCAACCGATTTGATGCCTGAGTTAGTGGTTTTAGAAGGTGCAGAAGATGCTTTCTTTCCAAATGTATCAGTACCATATCCTTTATAATTGAATTGAAGGTGTGGCTGATCTACAAAACCTGTCCAATCTCCACCCCATTCAAAGCCAATTGATTTGGCATAAGCAATAAATTTCTTAATATCTGAAGCACCGTAGCCATTCCATTTAGTATCAGATTTAGAATAACCACCAGTTGGCACAAAGTCTAATGCTTGTCCTACAAGGTGGTATGATTTCATAGTCTGTGAAGCACCTTTACGAACATTCTCACGTTGCTGTGCTTCTGAACGAATTGTTTCATAGATAAGTACACCAATTTTGTTTTTCTCTGCATAATCCATCAACTTTTTAGCAGCTGCTTTTGTGTTATCGCCAAGTTTGTTGACATTGTCCATGTTCCGTTTGTAATAATACATTGTCATATTAAATTCCTCCGTTTTGTTTATTTTGTTAGATTATGTTGTTTTAATAATGTCTTCTGCGCTTTACCTTTATTAGTCACGTAGTTGTTGTTGAACCATGCTGTTAAAGTCATAACGACTGTGAATACTGCTGAACCTGCTGTGTAAAGAACATCAGCCAAATGATTTAATTGAGCTTCATCAATTGGAATAGCAGTCTTTCCAAACATGACTAACACTTGGTTAGCCAGCGCAATAAAAAGAAGCACAGTCCGAATGACTGTACCTCTGTCCAATCCTTTTAACATATGTATTCCTCCTATTGTACTTTGCTTTCAATCTTGTCGAGTTTTTCAATTACAACGTCATACTTTTCACTGAATTTGCCTAACACTTCATTTTGGGATTCAATCTGACTATAGAGCTTTGATTCCCTTTCCTTACTCGTTTTCATTACATAGAAAAGTAGCCAGCAAAACAACACAGCAAATGGCCCCTGAGTGATTAAATACTGTGTAATATCCATTTCCAAAAGCCCTCACCTCCTTCAGGGCAAAATAAAAACACCTATTTACTTACAGGTGTGGTTTCCGTCGGAGGCGAACTTTCAATATATTCATCCCCCGTTATTTCCTTGTACTGCTCAGGTGTAATCTTCCCAAATTTAACCGCATCCTTGACCTGTTCTTTCGTCCAATAACCGTCACCGTTGTTGTACCATCCTTTAATGCTTTTGTACCAATCCATTTTAAGAGCCTCCTGTCATTACTTCGTAAGCTAATTGAGCATTTTCCTTTTTAAGCTGTTCACATTTTGCTTGAACAATCATTAATTCATAAGCTAATCCAGAATCCTGAGATACTAAATCTGACAATTCAATTGTTGTTTCTTCCATATGTCACACTCCTTTATAATACTGGAATTGTTTCATTAACAGATATCTTGCTAATATTAGCCTCACTGTTTACTGTCCCACCAGCTAAATATAGTTCACCATTTGCTCTATAATCCAATCGTAAATAACCGTAAGTCCCAACAGTGGCCACCAGAAACTCAATCGGATTTTTTATCTTTGGTAATCCTGATGCGATGATCGTATTAAACGTAGACTTAAATCCCCCATTAAGCTGAATTTCATCTCCCCCATTTTTAGTTCGGTACCGCAACGGGGATGCAGAGTCAGTTATTGCACCGTTTATTAAAGGAATTGCCGTCCACACACTCGTGATCTGCCCCACTTTTGTGTCTGTGTATGCCTTCGCCTCTGTCAGCGCTTTATCCACCTTCGCCTGTGATCCTTCAACAGATTCCATTTCCCGCCAAGATGTCCATAAATCAGAACTAGCTACTTTATTTCTCATAAATTTCCTTCGACCAGATGATGTTGTGTCACTGCTACTATAGGACGTGTATTCTTGATACGCATACGTGCTGTAGTTATAGACCATTAAGTAACCATTGTTATTTACCGGCGCATTTAATGCTGTTGTTGCACCACTCATGTAATAGAATCCGGTATCTGTAACCGCATTAAAATCGATGCCTGCCATATACTGTACTGCACCGTTGTCCTGAGTCAATTTAAAAAGCTGTCCTGCATTCCATCTATCCTTATCAGCTTTTGATGTATGTCTTTCTCCGTTGTTATCGTGTTGTCGAAAAGCATAATAATCAGCTTGTTTTACATTATCAACTTTATCAAGTCCGAGCTGTGCAGCAGTTACCTTATGAGGATTTGAGGTATCTGAGGTGTGTTTGTCAAAATCCGTTTTCTTTGCTTGAACGTCATTAGTTACAGCTGATAACCCTATTTGTGCTTTTGTTATCCCGTGTGGGTTGCCTTTGTCTTCTAAATGATTATCAAGATTCGCTTGAACAGCATCTGCCTTTTCCTGGGCACCCTCTTTTGTTTCGATGTTCTCCAGGTCTTCAAACTTCTTCTTTAAATCGTCAAGCGTTTGAATAGTTGAATCGTAAATCTCAATAACCTTTGCTTTCAATGTCTCAAAATCATCAATGTAGTATTCACCTACTGGTGCAATATCTTGATCCATTAAACTTTGTGTTACTTCAAAACCAAACTTATGAGCAGACATAGCTTGTTTGTTGCTATAAACCAGGACTAACTCACATTGAAACAATCCATACATCTTGATTTCATCTTCATCAAGAACATATTCAGCAATTCCATTTACTTTATCAACCAATGTAACGTCCCGTACTCTTTTCTTACCATTAGCAGGAACAAGGATTACTTTCCCTGTCACTGCTGATAATGGTAAGGGCGCATCATCTTTACGTAAATTAAAAATCAGCTTTGCTGTTCCAACATCCTGAGTTGAAAACTTGAAAGCTGATCTATACGTACCTTGTGAAACTGTATTAATGTCAAACGTGTATGCTGATTTCTTATAAATCGTTATTACCTCCTTATCTTATAAATGCTATTGCTACACCATATCCCTTATTAGAATCATATGGTTGCTTAATTTTCATGACTGTTAATCCCGTGGTATCCTCTGATTTGGATCCTTTACCATTCTTAGCTATAATCTTATCACCTGCTTGAACAGTATCATCAATACGTACATGTACCTGTCCAATAAGACCAACAATATGCCACTCATCACGCTCCTGTCGTGAAGTGTAGGCTATTTCAGGGTCATAGTCCGGATTGGGCTTAGGAAGGCTTTTCTTTTCAGTTTTTACGTTCCCATCCTCATCTGTATATTCAACTTCAGTTTCTTCATAGATCAATCCACCGAAATCATTTCTTAGGTATCTGTCATTCCAATAAAACTCAGCACTACCTAATACAACACCTGCTGTCTCAGAAATAACTCCAAGAATCTCATCACCTTTTAAAGCCTTGCGAATCTTATCTCCTTCAAGGGTTACAAGGTATCCACTTTCAATCTTTTTGCCATCTGCAGATTCAAAATACTCAGCATAGTCCTTGAAGTTTGAAGCACTTTCAACACGACCAACACCTAAGATGTTACCGTTTTGTGAGTCTATTTCCCATTTAGTATTAGCTGTAGATGCTTTACCTGTTCCATATCCTCCCCTAATGCTATAATTGTTGCCATTCTTAACAGCTTGGGAAGCTAAAACCATTCTTGATGAGCCATCACCTTCAGTGTGACAGTTATTTGAGGCAATAACAGCTTGCCTTGAAGCTTCTGTTGAAGATCCACCAGATGAAGCGATAACAGCATTACGTGGGCCTTTTGTTTTACAACCACCTGTTGTAGCAATGATAGCACTCGTACGGTCTAACGGGTGTCCTGAAGTGGATGCAGCTCTAAAGCCACCTTTAACATTGTTTGGTACAACAGAATACTTCTCACCACCTAAAATAGCAGCATCAGTGTATCCGTAGGCTCTGACAAATAACAAATTTGCTTGCGTATTCGGGGATGTGATACCGGTTGTACCACCCTTTGTGTGTAGGAGAGCATTTGATAAGTTAATATTGTACACACCACCACCAAGAACCACGCCAACTGGAGCTGAATCATGAATCATTAGATTACTAATCATTACATCATCAGTTCTTTGATCTCCACCTACTACGTGTAAATCACAGCCTGCTTTTGCAAACCCTGTTATAGTCATACCATTGACCGTAATCTTACGGCTTTTAAATTGGAAAGATACAATTGGATTGTCTTTATAGTCATAATCAGGATCTCCATAAGCTCTGAAGCCATGAATATCTACCCGTTGATATGCGGACACGTCTAATGCCCTTGGGGTAACACCCTCATACAAACTATTGAATACAGGCTGAATTGCTGTACAGTCTATCAACGCTACATCTCTTGCTGTATCACTCCATGGATCCTCTGCTTTGTGGTGCCCGATATGACGCAAATCATAAGAACGGACGTCACGAAAAGAAACATGATTGATGATATGGACATTTCTTGATGCTGGCCATTCTTTATGAGCCTTAACTTCTACACCTCTAATGTTTCCAGATGTAAAGTTACCCGTTAACCATACGTTTTTAGAACCATCATCAACTTCAATCCCATTTGAGTTAGACGATCCCTTATCATGTGCTTCACCTGATGGATTGGTGCAGTGACAGTTATTAATGAAAATGTATTCGCTGTAGTGGGTTGTGATTCCATCGTCACCATAGTTAGAAGCTCTACAATTATCTAACCAGACGTATTTACATCCTTGTGCTGTGTAATCAGGCTCTTTGGCTGCGTCATGATTATAAGACGGAGCTGTAATATCAAAACCATGTAAGCCCGCATTGATTGAATTACAATTCTTAATCCACAAGTATTTAGTATTGGCAAATGTTACACAGCTTGATTGTATTCCGCCTTGTGCTCTTAATCCACCTTGTCGGTCTTTATTCCAGTCAAACGTAATCCCCTTTACATAGATACCTTCGTTCCCTGCTTGATGATCTCTATTTGTAAGCAATATTGCTCCAGCTGGGGCGTCCTCAGGCATTTTGAGATATGTGATATCTTCTCCTTCGCCAATCAAACGACAGTTAGAAGGAACTTCAATTTGACCAACATATGTACCAGGAGAAAAATGGACTTCAACATTTCCCTCACCAATTGCATCTTTAAATGCTTGCGTACAGTCTGTAACACCATCAGGAACAGCCCCGAAATCATCAACATGGACAATTCTATCTAACTTCTTTTTATAGTAATTGGCATCATAAACAAATCTTCCTGAAGCTGTAGAAAAAGTCTTTCCATCAATAGCTGAAACCCTCAAATCAATAAGCTCATTTATGTTATGGTTGTCACTATTTAGAATGAGGTTGTCAATTCTTGAAGTGTCATACTTCAGTTTATCAGCTAAAGTGAATGCACCGTATGTGATTTGGTCGGCTGCATGGGCACCCCTTGCCTTTGCGTGGACTTTTAAAGCGTTCAAGCTTTGATTAATCCCACTCTCAGTCAATCTTGCGTTGCTATCTAAGATACTAAACAAATTCCCATTCGGGGTTACTTCGTGTTTTTTATTTAAGTAAACCAATAACTACTTCACCTCTATTTTGTTCCTATAATTAGGATTTTTACTCTCGCTCCATCCGGAACGGCTGTTGGGACAATTGTTTTTCCATCCTGGCTAAATGAAATCAAAACTTTATCTGTGGCTTGATAATCTGAAAATAAGCTAATCCCTTTATCTCTGAGAATTGCCGATGATTCACATGTCACATAAGAAAAATCAAAGTCATCATCAGTATTCAACACCAATGTGGTGTTGTTTATAGTTGTAAACCCATCACCACTTACTACATTCCACTGTCCACCAGTGTATTCAATGGAATATGTGTATGTATTTGTTGTTTGATATGTCTCTGTGCTGCTTTGTTGCTTTATAATGTTTATCTCGGTCAATCCTGCTTTCAACTGTGCTTCATAGTTCTTTATTGCTTGCTCTTGATTCTTGGCACGTTTCTTTTCCTCAACCTCTAAATCAATTCGACTCTTAATATATCCACCATTTACGGTTAAGTTTTGCGGCTGGCTTAAGTCTAATGGGTTGTAGGCATTGCCTGTTATCCGGATTTTGTCTTCATATGTAATCCCATTTAATTTAGTTTTCGCTCTGACCTTTATTGTATCTCCTGCTTGGATAACACCCTCTACACCTGCCATTACAGTATCCAATAATTCATTGTAATCCACGTCAAACGTTACTTCTGGATACGGATTCACCTTGGTTTTCAAGAGCTTCTCCATGTCCTCTTTCGTTTTAATTGAATCATCTGTTACAGTCTCAGCCCATGAAGGCTGACCATTAATCAGAAACATTTTTTCATCAGGATGCTTGTAAACAACTGGAGGGAAAACATACTTTTCATCTTCATTCTTGTATGTTCTGTAAACAGTGATGATGTTTCCCCTCAATAGATACATTACTGGGTCTGTCTTCTTCGCTGTCTTTGTATTAGGGTTATTAGAATCCCTGTTTTTAAATGTGGCTGTTACAGTGTATTCCTTGCTTTCAAGCCCACGAATGATTTCAAATTCCTTTTCAGTTGGATTGGCATCCTTTTCATAGACTGATATAGTCTTCTTCTTATCACCAATTTTGAACTCCCATTTGCCACCAAGCTTTGAAACTAACGTCTTAAACTTAAAGCCTGTACCCGTAAACGAAAATGTAAATGATGAGCCGATTTTCTTTGTGAAATCTGCTTTCAATGAGTCATCGTAAGACCATGAGCCGGATTTTGATTTATAGGATAATGATTCGTCTCCTAATGTATCTTTCTCTTCCTTTGCCTTCCCATACCCTTTAACACGAGTCGTTGTGTTGTCTTCCGTAATCGTAATTGTTAGCGACTTTAAATTAACAGTGCTATCCAGAGTCTTAACAATCTCTTTACCGGCCTTTTTATAAACATAAATCGTCGTATTATCAACAATGAACTCAACACCATAGTTCGTTATTATCTCATCCATGAGCTCTAGGGATTTCTTCGCTCCAAAGTTCTCTAATTTAACTGACTTTATGTTCTTTGCACCGTTCATGATTACATATTTAAATTCACTGTCTTTTAGAGCATGTGATAGGGCTTCATCTAACGTTTTATAGCCTTCAATAGTATCGTGAACTAGGTGTTTTGAAGCTCTGAAAGCGTAAATGTGAGTGGCTGTAATGTCTTTTGAGAGTACGTCACCCTCTTGTTTTATTGTCGGGGTATTAATAAAGTATTGCTGTTCCTTAAATCTCACTTCATCTATTAAAACAAAGTTCCTACCTACCAAGGCATTAAATTCAAGTTGATTGGCTTCGTTTAAAATAATTGAAAACGACAAGTCTTTCTTACCATTTACATTGTCATTTACTTTTGGCTCAACAAATGGCAACCCATATTTTGTTTTTGTATTCCTATCCAACACGTACATCTGATTCAACTGAATTCACCACCTTACTTATAATAAAAATGAGTTATAAACTTGATATCACTATAAGTAGCACCTGTGATTTTAAACTTATTTTGACCTTTTTCTAATGTTGGAAAGCGTCCATTTCTTGTTTCAATTACTTTCGTTCCATTAACAATGTGATGGGAAAACAAGCTTAATTTGTTTGACTTAGATTGAGTACCCACTAATGTTACAGTGTCATTGTTAGTTAGGTTTGTAATTGTAATGTCTTTTCCTTCAAGGTACATTTCAACATTGTAATTGTGTCTGTAAGGATCTATTGTCACGTTACCTATATTCTCAACTGTGAACGTGGATCGGTTCTTGAAATGGTACACAGGATTAGAGTCTCTTCCAATGTTCATCCCCAAGTGAAACATATTGTCTGCAAGGTTCATTGAAGCTGTACTATCATATACACTTTCTGCAGCGCCTTGAATGGCTGTGAAAGTGACATCAAATTCTTTCCACTTCTTACCATTCTCTCGAAATACTGAATAGCTGTCATCACAGGTAACAAGCCATCTTTTTAAAGGTTGTGGTGAATAGATGACGTAATAAGGATCCGGACGAGATAGATAATCGTATATCTCATCTCTTTTCATATCAAATTGCTGTGAATTATTGGCTATAATAGTAAAGGTTGCCGTAATCTTTTTGTCGTTGAGTCTCCCCTTATTTCCTTTTCGATAGGTCATTGTTCCATCCACTAACGAGTGAGTAAATGTTGTTTGCCTTTCATATGATGGTGACTCAGGACGAAATGAAGAAAGCGAGACACCTTTAAGATGCTCGCTTAAAAACATTCCATCAATAATCAAATCACTCTTTTTCAATTAATCACTCCCTATGTTAATGATAAATTATTAATCATGTACTTTTGTCCTCGTTCTCTTTGATAAGCTTTATCCTGGGCTCTGTTTAGATCATGGATGTTGAGAGAAACTTGAGGGTCTTTGGCTACTAATTGCGTCAACAATGCGATCATTTGGTTGTTCTGATTTGACTGAGTTTGAAGAATGTCAATTTGCTCCTGCTGTTTTGCAACCATTTGTAAGAGAGCGTTATTATCTGTAGCTTGTTGGGTTTCTGGTTTATAACCAACCATATTCCCAGCCTGACTAAGCACCTTGTGAGCTTGTTTCCTTCTAAACTTACGCAAAGGAAGAATTAACTCACCTCTGTGAACTTCAGCCGTATGGTCACGAGTAATTAGACCGCCTTTATCGTAACCAATGTACCTACCACCTTTGGCCATCGACTTTAAGCCAGGATGATTAAGAATGCCTCCATACCTGCTATTCAGATAATTAATGGAAGCAAGCACTTGGTGAACAGGATTCTTAATGTTTCCATATCCAGGCTCTTTATGAGCATTAAAGGTACTTGGGATGAACTGCATTAAACCCTGTGACGGATGGCCGGCTTTTGCGTTGGAGTCCCAATTGTTAACGACATTAGGATTACCACCGGATTCTCGCATTGCAATGGTTTCCAATGCACTTGAAAACTGTGAACCCAACCCTTTGATTTTTAATGCTTCAGCTACCCATTTCTTAACTGCAGCTGTACCACCTTCACCAAAGTTACTAGCTTCACCAAACATCTTCTTAATGAACCCAACAGATTTGTCTTTAACAAAGTTAAATGAACCTTTAACAAAATCTCCGGCAAAGCCTGCAAAATTAGGCATCTTCAAACCAATCTTTTCAATAACCTTTTTAATGAGCTTTGATGGATTACTGATGTAACTGAATACATCTAAAGCGATGTCTTTAACCTTGCCAGCTGCGGCTTTCGCTCCATTCCATACTCTCGAAATGATTCCTTCTTTCTTCTTAGTTCCGTTTGAATATGCCGGGATACCAGATAAGAAGGCTTTAGTTTCTCTAGCTGACAGGACTTCTGTTCCTCTCGGAAGGTTCATGAGCGTGTCTTTAGCAGGGCTTAAACCCATGTGTCCTGAAGGTGTTATGAAGGCTTCTGAGCCCGAATTTGACCCTTTACCATCACCAAGGATTGCAAGGCCACCTGGATGAGCTCCAGTACCATTTGCATATTGAGGAACATCCCATTTTGGTATTCGCTTGTCTTCTGAGACACCGATCTTTCCAAGGATCCAGTTAATACCGCCTTGAGTAAAACCATTGATGATTTTCCCAAAGCCACGGAGTGTTCTATTTCCAAACGCCTTGATACCGTCCCAGGCTTTACCGCCCATAGTCTTGATTCCGTCACCCATTTTCTTAGGTAATGACTTTGCAGCATCAACAATATCCCAAAACTTTTTAGTGATACCTGATTTCATATCACTGACAATCTTAAATGCCTTGTCTTTCATAGATGAGAAGAACTTCCCGACGCTTGAAGCGCCATCCTTGAACACACCTTTAATCCAACCCCACATTTTAGGGAAAATACCTTTAAGTCCAGCGCCTAATGCTTTAGCACCGCCAAGTATCTTACCGAAGAATGTTAATTGGATACCATTCCAAATCATTTTAATTGCGCCTGAGAAGATTTGTTTAATACCTTCCCACATCTTACCGAAGTCGCCCGTTAATAACCCTGAGAACACTTTGATAACACCCTGAATAACTGAGATAGCCCCAGTTATAACGCCTTTAATATTCCCCCAAACTGACTGTATGATTGCAAGAATAACAGGCATTACGAATTGAACGACTTTCCAAACATTTTGAAGTGCTTGAGAGATAACCGTTCCGTTCTCTTTCCAGAATGTCCCCCATTGTGCTGATAGCTGTCCTATAAACGACATGATACCGCCTAATGCTTGTTTAATTAATGGCCCAAGTGTGGCAAATACAGTGGATGCAATTGTCCCTATTGTTGAAAAGACAGGTTGCATTGCAGCAAAGCCACTTTTCATACTGTCTATGATCGGTTGAGCCTGTGTTTTCAACCCATTAAACGAGTTCTTTATGCTATTAATGCCATCAATTATGGACTGTACCGTTAACACAGGAAAGAAATCCATAAGCTTATCTGATCCTTTGGTAGAATCACCATTGAAAATATCAAAAATACCAGAGAACACCTTTTTAATGTTGTTCCCTGCGCTTGAAATACTTTTGAACACAGGATCAAGAGCTTTCATTCCTGATTCTAAGCCATTCATAGCAGGTTCTAATACGTTCAGTAGACCATTTCCTAAAGGCATTAGTGCTGTCAAACCTGTTCGACCAATCTTCTTTAAACGAGCACCAAAATTATCTTGTAAAGCCTGTCCTGCTGCTTTTGTTTTGCCATCAATCTGACCAATTTTCCCGTCGATGCCACCCAATGAATACATCGCTTTTGATTCTAAGTCTTCCCACTTAGTACCATACAAAGCGACACCAATGTTATTGGCATTAACCTGGTTTTTCATGCCTTTCAATTCACCTAGGACTTTATTTGAAACATCTTTAACCGTACTCTTCCCTTTTAAAAAGCTTTTCCATACCTTCTGAGTGCTTCCTGATAGTTGTCCCATAGCTCCTGATGTTGAATCAGAACCATCTTTTACCCTGATCTGGAATTCTTTCATTACATCGTTTATGTAATCAAGGTTATAAACGCCAGAGTCTGTTCCTTTCTTTAACAATTGGAAGTATTCTTGCGCTGAGAAACCCATTTTCGAAAATAACGGTGCATACTCAGAAAGGTTGTCAAACATTTCATTTGAGAAGTTCAGGCCATTTTGTGCTCCATAGGTCATTAAATCAAACGCTTTTTTGCTCGATTCTCCGAAGCCCTTCATAATGTTATTGCCAGCTCGTGTAACTTCGTTCACATCAGTATCGAAGGTGTCAGCTAATACAATAGAATCCTTTGTGACCTGTTTTAATTCATTTTCACTAAGACCCTTTATGTTCTGCCTAACTTGTCCAATAGAATTTTTAACAGATTCCATGTTTTCTCCGAAGCCGTCTCTCCATACTGCTGTTGCTGTAGTGGTTAATTTCTTAGCTTCAACCTCTGTCAACCCTAGTTGTGCTCTAAATTCCCCTTGGGTTTTCTGTGTATCAAGCACCATTTTAGCGCCCATTCCACCTACTGCTGCTGTCAAAGCACCTACAGCTAATGTACCTTTAGCAAGTGCTCCTACAAGCCCACTTTTAACAAATGAAGAAAACTTGGATACATCTCCATGTGCCTCTTTTGAAGAGTCGCCGGTCTTTTTCAGATCAACCGAAAGTTTTTCTGTGCTATTACTTGCTTTTTCTTCGGCTTGTTCAAGTCGTTTAATTGTTGTTTCAGTACGCATAATCGAACCCTGTAAGGATTGATAAGTCTGTATTTGAGTGTTTAAACGTTGTGCATACTTTTGTGCTTGTTCTGAGCCTTTTCCATAAAGCTTAACTTGCTCTTGATATGACTTGTTGTATTCTTCAACAATACTCTCTTGGATCTTTAACTGATTTGAATAACCTTCAAGCTGCTTCTTGTTTGCGCCAAGCTCATCACCAACCGACTTAAGTTCCTGAACCATAGCGTTTGTTGCTGTTTTAGCTGTTTTAAGGTTATTCTTTAGACCCGTTATACCTCGGTTTACCCCGGCATCATTCATTGTGGCATTAATAACTAAACTGCCTATGGGTTTTCCTTCAGTAGCCATTGGTTTACCTCCTTTCCTCAAGAATTAAAATCAAAGAAGAGAGTCCAAAATCGGACTCCCTGTTTATCGCCTCACGTTTACACCGAAAATTTGGTATGCCGGAACTATCTTGTTTTCTTCCTTATGCTCGTACTCCATGAGAGAGAAGAATCCATTGATATCCATTTGATCTATCTCATGATATTTATAACCCTCTTTCATCAGGTCTTTGTACAGCTGGTTAATCTTACCCACATAGTCCGCATACGTCATTTCTTCGCCTTCTATCCCTGAGCTTTCAACGCCTTCTCCTTCAGTTGTTTCTTTTTTTTCTCAGCACCAGTGATTTGATCCATTACATTTTGAATGACTTCATCGAGTTCATCAGAAGCTACACCGTCTAAAACATCATCTGCTGTAAATTGATTTTCGAAAACCTCAACAATATAGTCGATCATTTCATCATTAGCTTCTAAATTAGTCATTTCTTCAACTTTAGAAGAGATTTCCAGAGCTCTTCGAAGCTTTCTTGCTGTAACAACTCCAACGACATATGTTTTCTCAGGTACCTCAATAATTTTCCCTTCTTCATTTACTTTCGCTTGTGAGTAATCTTTCAATGTAATACGTGCCATATTATAAATTCCACCTTTATCTACTAGTTTTGTTTTTTATTCGAATAAAAAATAGACAGCTTATTAGGCTGTCTAACGGTCATTAATTTACTTGTCCAGTGCGACTGTAGTATCTTGTGTTGGATCTGTAACTGTGATTCCATAAGCCTTTTTATAAAATTTCTCTACTGTAAAATCGGCATGCTGATCATCACCAATCAGGAATACCAACTCATCTTTTTGACGTGGCATGAATTGACCCTCAATGGAATCTGTTTGTGCACTAACCTTGTCTTCTTTTGTTTTACCTTCAGATGATGGGATTGCGAATTTCCCTTTCAAAAGAGCATAGTAAATGTATCCTTTGTTATGGTGTTTCTCTTTCCAAGTAACGCAAACGTATGGAGGATCAGTGTCTTTGTGATACTCTTCAATTCCATCTACAACTTTAATTCCTAGAATTTTCGTTCTGTCTTCTTGTTTCAAATCTGCCAAACCTAACTCAAGTTTTGCATCACTAATACCTGAGCCAATTACGGCATATACACCATCATCGGCGTAAATTTTTTCGTTTTCGTTTGAGACATCAAGCTTTGCACTCTGAGCCCCTCTAATTCTTGTTACTGTTGTTACTTGCTCCGTTTCGCTGTCTACAACAGCATACCGAAGATCTGTTAAACCGATTTTAGCCATATGTTTATCATTCCATTCTTATAATTTTATAGTTCGAGATTTATGTATTTCGTTGCTCTATAACGTCTTGCATAGCGATATAGTTCAATATCAGGATCACGATTAAACGCGGATGCATATTGCTGATAATCGTTGTCCGCCATTATGTCATCAATAATTGATTGAATAACTCTTGCTTCCTCAATTTTCTTAGTCCATAAATCAATTTGAATATCTACACTAATCGTTTGTACTTCATCATCTGCATAGTCCTTACGATAGCTCTCTAATTCATTTATTCGTATCATAGGTGCATTCTCAACAACTTGATTATCTTCCGGTACATAAACCATGTAGATACGCTCATCAGGTACAAGGGAGGTAAGCTCAGTATTATTACTTAATGATTGTTCAACTTCTTGAATAGGAAGACGTGGAAGTATGAAAGCACCTCCACTACCTGTTTTGGTATCTTTGAGAGAACTATCACTACCGCCTAACATATCCAAATAAACATTTGTCGCAAGTGTCATAGTCCCATCTCCCTTGAATAAATTTGAGCAATTACATTTAACACTTCTTGTGCATATTCGTTTTCAGTACGTTCCATGAAATGCTGCGGAGGTTGTTTAATTGTTCCGAAGTTTGAAAAGTGTATACGTGAGGCAGTTTCTTTCCCATAGCCCACACTTACGAATAGCTCTCCGTCTTCCTTTGGCTTTGAGTAAACAACATTGTCTTTCATATGGGTTTTATGTTTACTATCTCTAGCCTTTGGTGTATTCTTTTCAAGCCCCTTGGCCAGAATCTTTCCCCCTTCAGCAAGAGCAATTTTCCCCGCCTTAGTGGATTTCCTAGCCATCTTATCTAAAGCCTTTTGTGTATCTTCGTATCCTTGTAAGTCTTCTGCCATTAACCCACCTTCTTAACAACTATGTCTCTCATGTCTTTTTTCCGTGAGTTTGGTAACACGTCTTTGATTTCATAGAGTTCTTCATCATATAGAACCTTCATGTCATTTGTTATTTTCATTGGCTGATCATAGCGCACAATAAAAGTAATGGTGTCCTCAAGGACTGTTCCAAGAGTGGCAACCTTATCCCGCAGTTTCTGATCCTTAATTTCAGCAAAACACCAGAAAAGAGTTTCTTTCACTTCTGCGTTCTCACCGTTCTTGTCTTTACCATTCTTGATTTTGATAAATGAAATAGGTGTATCAAGCCTACTGAAATCCATCAACATAAGCTCCTCTCATTTGTTGAATGAGATTAATAACACCAAATGGAACTTCATTTAGTTGCTTCTCTGCTGTTGCACTACCATTTTCATACCAATGACCAATTAACATGTAAGTTGCTAAATCAAATTTAGGATTATCAATAAAGTAGGATTCACGATTTTTAGAAAGGGTTACAGCGTCTTTTACATAACTTTCTGCAGCTGCTTGAAGGAGCATTATTTGACTATCGTGGAAATTGTGGTTAACCCTAAGATAGAGCTTCAAGTCTTCAAGTGTCATTGCATCACTCCTTTTCAAATAAGAAAAGAGAGCCGATAAACGACTCTCTAATCAATTAGGCTTTATCTGGTTCAGTTGTTTCAACTTGTGGTGTAACTGTTACAAAGTAGCCAGCTTTAGGATCAGCTTGCTGAACATCAAACCGTACCGCAATTTGAAGAAGTTGACCGTAAATGTCGTTGTCGATCCATTTAGCAGTTGCTTCGATACGGTTTACAAACAACCCAGCTCTTTTAAGATCACCAATAAACATAACTGCGTCTCCGGCTTTTGTACCTAAGACTTTGTCATCTACCACACTTACTTTGCTGCTAAGAAGGGATTTGCCAGAAGATGCGGAGATGTTTTGTTGAAGAAGGTACTGACCATTTTTATCTTTAAGAGTATCAAGCCATTGGAAAGCAGAAGCAGAGGATACCACGTCACGGTTGTAAGCTTGTTTTAAATCAACGTTAAAGATTTGTTTGATATCGTCAGTGCTAGATACAGTTTTCTTAGCAAATGATCTTAAAACATTAGCTACTCTGGCATTCCTTGTGTTCCGTTTAATTTGTTGTAGGTAGTTTGCTACAATTGCACTCAAATCTACTCCAGCATCATCAAGAGCTTCTTGAGAAATAGGCAAATATCCACGGTATGTTTCTACTTCCCAAGAAACCTTAGTGAATTTTGGTTTAGCTAATTGAGGGTTTTTCTCAAGTTCTGCAACAGGAATCAACTCAGTGTCAGCATTTGCAAGGACAGGATATGTACCAGAACCAGTTTTTACATTGATGTTGTTAATCATAGCTGCCAAGTCAACGACATCCTCCGGTTCTTGTTGAGGTTTAGTAATAACATCAATTGGGATTACTGCCTCTGCATCAACCATTGCAACTCCATCGCGATACTGACCTTTAGAACGGAGGTACTTTTCAAAATTTCTTACTTCTTCGCTTCTTTTATCTTCACCAAGTAGATCACGTGTTTCTTGTTTCATTGACCGTTTTTCCTCATTTCCACCATTAGATTTTTGTTCTTCTGTTACAGGCTCTTCTTTTGCTAACCCAGCGATTTCTTCTAAATCAGCAAGCTTTGCTGTAAGATCAGCGAGCTCTTTTTGTAGGGCTTGAACCTGGTCTTTGATGTCTTTAGCTTCATCCAGATTACCTTCATCAGCTTTGGCTTTTGCTTCATCAATCTTCGCATTTACTTCATCACGCTTTGAAGCAACCATGGATCTTGTTTCTTCTAATTTTTCTTTTAACATATGTATTAGCTCCTTTTTCCCAAATAAAATAAGCCTTTAAAGGCTTTGGGTTCTTAGTTTTAATAATTCAAGTTGGAATTTCAGTTTTTCAATTTCATTTACATTTGATTCTTTAATAGCCTCATCCAGATTGCGTGCAAACACATCTGTATCGTTGTAGGCTGGATATGTAACCACCGATATGTCAGTTAGCTTTGATATCTTTCTAATTCGTTGAAAATCTACACCGGTTGTTGGATTCTTTTGTCTCACAGCACCTTGTGGAGCTAAATGAAATCCAAAAGAACAATTTGTAATATTACCCAAACGAATATTCTCATAAAGATCATTGGCGTATTGTGTACTTGGTAATGTAACTTCAAAACGCAAACCAACATCATCAACGTTTAATTTCAGTGTTCCTGATGTTGTTCTTCCAATAATCTGACTAGGTACATGGTCAACAAGTGCTCTTACGTCACTCATATCCGTACCGTCTAACGCCCCAGGCTCAATTGTTTCGACAAAATCACCTAACACATTTGATTTCGTGTTAAACTTCAAGGCGTATCCAGTAATAACCTTGGCATTCTCCCCTTCTGAACGGGTTTCCAGACCATCTTCATTAAATAATCTGATTTCAGTTTTACTCATTTCCCTCACCTCCTTCTGGTGCTGAAGGTATAGGCAAACTCTTTGCTTTTGCTTTCTGAATCTCGTCCATCAAATCAATGTTCACATAGTTCAAACTCATGTAACGGTTATCTCCATTTGGAATTGATGCCTTTCCGTATGCAGCTAGAGCATCATTGAGGGAGAATATGCCGTTCTGAAGTAAGGCAATAGTGTTTTCTCGCTTTGTTTTTGCATCTGTTTCCCTAAATCTTCTTGTATCAAATTCAAATGTATATTGGTTATACAGAGGGTAAAGTAAAAGCTTATAGTTCAACTCAGCAGAGATTGCAGTAAAGTAATTTGAAAGGGTGTTGGTTAAGTAATCAAGGTTAGCTTGTTCAATTGAAGTGTTGGTTTGTTCAATTCCAAGCTTATGAGGGGGTAATCCAAACGCTTTAGCAATTTGTTTTGTTCCATGATTATAATTATTGACAATTTCAAGCACCTTTGTATTAACTTCTAACTGCTTAAAATCCATCGTGTCATCAAGAACTAAAATGCCTTGTTGATTTTGATCACCAGAATACGTGCTTTCAAAATTCTTCTTCATGTTTTTCCTTGCAGCTTCATCTAAATTAGCTTTGTTAATATTTAAAATCCCACTCAGATTAGCTCCACGTTTAAAGAAATCCACATAAAGTCGCTTACCAGCTTCTTGACCTTCTATCTCCCTTTTAAGGCTACTCAACGGTGAAATACCTGTAATCCCATTTAACGAAAAGAACTTAATGTGTAACATGTTCTCTCTTTTAATGATCCGTTGTTTCCCATTACTAGGGGTATATGTGTAAATGATTTCATCCGTTCCGTTTGGTTGATCATAAGATATCTCACTGTTACGCAAATGAACCAGGTCAAGAGGATTACCGTCAGAATCTCTAATGATTTCTGCATACGATTGGCCGTTCAACAAAGCATTAGCCACAAGAATAAACTTCAGAAAATATCCTGAATAATGCTCATTCGGTCTTTCATTCAATAATTTATAGAGTATGTTCATTTCATCAGCAATGCCGTTATTCTTGACCATAATTGGAGAGGATGCTATATCTGAAGCAAGCGTATGAACTGCTGTAAAAATATCGCTATTCTTGATTGCATTGATTGTGGTGTAGGTTTGACCATCTGCACCCATAATGATATCTATAAAAGCTTGTTCCTTTGCGCTTACATTATTTGATTCCCCTCCAGTATTCATTGATCTAAAGAATGCCAATTAATCACTTCCTTTCTTCTTTAGGATTAATGATCATTGCAACCACTACTAAGAGGATTCCAGTCGAAACCAAACCCAGTAATTCTGAAAATTTATAGGCTGTTACATTTATGAAAACTAATCCAGCCAAAAATATTAGAGTGTGCAATTGCAGTACAATAAACTTGATCACACCCCGTAATGTGTTCGTAATTTTTTCGAGTTTCATGTCTTCCTCCTTTATAAAGAAAAGTTGTAATTTGCATAGTAATCTTGATCATATTCATCTGAGTAATGGTGCATTGCTTCATAATGAGCAATAATCCCAGCTATAATAGGATCAATTTTGTTTCTGTTTTTCTCTTTAACTAATCTTGTTAAATCGTTAAACTCTTTTACAATTGCATTATTCACTGCCTCTGTTAACAACGGGTTATTACTGTGAATCAAACGCTGATCATAAACACACAACCTCAAATCCTTAACAGGCGCATTTAACTTTGTAGCTACCTGCCCCACTTCAATTTGAGGATAATCTTCTAGCTCATTTAGAACTAAGCCAACTATATGAGGGTCAAACAGTAACCCTCTCACTCTCAAGTCATTTTCTTCAACATGATTCTTTATGTAGTCAATAACTTGCTGTTGATTTATGATGCCAGTTTGTTTGTCTGTAATTGTGCAATATCCTTCTGCAGCTAATTGATTGTAATCAATCTTATCCCTTTGACATTTGGCTTCTATTCCACCTTTAGTTCCCACAAAGGAATGACTGTCAATGTAAAAACGCTTCTTTTCATCTTCCAATGGGTAAATCCATGAAACTGCGGCTAAGTCCTCAACTTTTGCCATATCCAGACCAATGTAAACTTCTTTCCCCCTAATATCCGGCGCTTCTTCAACTGCACAAGAGTTCCAGTCATCTAAAGGGATATAGCTTTGTTCACTTGCCTGTCTCCACACATTAAAGGTTTTTACATAAAGGGAGTTTAGATTGCGTTGTACTTTAGCTGCTTGAACATCGGTCTTAATATTATCAACCATAAAGGACGCAGCTTCTTCATCTTCTAAGCGAGGGTTTGATTTGATCCATGTCTCAGGCATGTCAATTTCTTTTTCAACGTCATCTTGTTCATAAATGGCTATGAAATAATCATCCATCGTTAAATTGCCTTCTAAGACACGATCAAGCATTTGAATTTCCTTGTACATAGGAACGTTGGGGTTAAGTCCTGCGGTGCTCACAATAGCTAATAAGGAGCTTTTAAGACCTACTTGTCCAGTTTTCAAAACGTTGTACATTTTTAAGTCTGGGCTTTCGTGGAATTCGTCTATAATAGCAACAGTGGAAGCGAAACCATCTAGTTTACCGGTATCTGAAGCAACAGGATAAGCTTTACTGTTAGAGGGTTTATCTTCAATTGAATCTTTTAATACTTTCACACTTCTTTTGATTGATTTAGACTGGCTAGATAGTATCCTAAACTGACCTTGCATATACTCAAAACCATGCCTAGCTTGTTTCATGGCATTGGATGCAAATACAATCTTTCTGTTCATTTGCGGTGAATCACCTAGGATAAATTCTTTGCCACCAATTGCAGCAACAATTAAACTTTTCCCGTTACGTCTGGCCATGGATATCATTGCTCGTTTGAATCGTCTGTGACCGTTGTCTTTTCTAATCCATCCGAATATAGATCCAATAATCCACTTCTGAAACATCAGCAATTCTAGGCCTTCACCAGTCTCAGGATTAGATAAAGTCTCAATAAAGCTAATACTTTCTTGTGCTTCTTCAACGTCAAAACGATAGTTAAATGAATCTGTTCTTGATTTCTCAATGTCATCTAAATGTCTTTGACAAGCAAGGATTATTTTTCTACAGGCAATTATCTCACCTTCGACAACTCTCCTTGCATAAAGCGTTGTTTCATCAATCATGATTTACCACGCTTCTTAAACTTGTTCATCGGATCCTCTTGTTCATCATCTTCATTATTGAGTCCGACTAACCTTAATCTTGAATCCAATGATAAGCCCATTTGTCCAGCAATACCTCGTATTTCTTTTGACATTGCATTCATGATTTCAACTGATGGATTTTTCTTTTTCACTTCAACACCTTGACTGTTCAGTTCAAACATAATCTGACCATTCTGAGCAATATCCTTTAACGCTTCTCGATATTGAGCAAAACTATTACAATACATAGCTAATAATGTCCTATCAAGCTCACTTACAGGCAGTGCTTCTATCAAATAAGGATACAATCTAGTCCATTCATTCTTACCCATTGTAGACAGCCAGTGTGGTGGCTTTGCATGCAATGGTTCAAAATCCTTCAGCTTTTCCTCATTCTCTTTCCTTGCTTCTTTTTGTTCATTGGTAATCTGTCCTTTGAGAGTATTAGTCATCTGTTTCCTTCTCGCCAGTGCAGCCACCTCCTTTCGTCTAATTTTGAAAACAAATACTTTAGTTAATTAAAGAGTTGATTCCATAAAAAATAAGCTGCCGATAAATCCATATGGAGTAAAGGATCTGACAACTTTCGTTTTAATCATTATTGAGTTTAATTTGAGCCTAAAAAAGCAAATTTCAAATTTCCAATCTAACAATTTTTATAAAGAAGAGGGGACGCCGATGTACAAAATTACTCAATACTACCCCGTTATAAGTCGGGGGGACTTAAAATTATTTGCCCCTAACTCATTTTATAAAGATTACGTAAAAATTTTGCTACGACATCAATAAATTCAATACAAAAATCTTCGTTCAATAAAATTTTATTATGTCTTCCTTCTATTACATTTTCTAATTCATTTACAGCATTCCTTACTCTTTTTGGGTTTTTAGCTTTATCTATATCACCTCCACAATGGACTATACAATTTCTTATTTGATTGGCATTCAGAATAAAGTGCCATTCCTTTGTGTCATCAGGAAAGTCATCTTTCAAAACTTTCTTTATAAACAAAGATGCTCTTTTAATACCATTCCCCTGTAGGTCTTCTAATTTGATGCTAGTCTCATCAGGCTGACCACAAAGATCGATAACCTTTTCTTCTAGAAATGAATAAACGCTGATGAATAGAGAGTTCCTCATAATAGAAGGAAAGTCATCTCGGTATTGTGATATTTCATCATAATACACATCTACAAATTCTTCTATTTCAACATCACTAAGGTCTTTAAACGTCTGTTCATACTTATAAAGCTCTCTTCTTAAATTGCTCTCAACATACTCCGCATATTCTCTAAATTTTTGTAGCTGTCCACTAATAAACAAATGAAATCTAATTCCTCTAAGTTCAGTCATAACCACGTCTCCTTTGTTGCCAATTATAACCTATAAGGTTCCGAATGTAATCTGGTTATGATGTGTCTGACACAATACCTCTAGGTTATTCAAATCTACCCTAGCTTCATAGTTATGTAGTATATCCCTTAACTCTCTGTGCTTATGGTGAACAACTAATCTCTCACTTAGGTTCCTTTTTCCTTCAGCTGCACACATAGCACATCTATAGTTTGATTCACGTTTCTTTTCTTCCCTGAGCAATCTCCATTCCTTGCTCTGATAATAGGAATACAGCTCTGTATTATCCTTGTTGTATCGTACATTCTTATTGTATTCCTTGTCTGAATGTCCTTTATGCTTATCACAATAAGACAATGACCAATCAATCAGAGATCGGCAGCCAGGAGCATTACAGCGTTTAAGAGGCATTAAATCTCCATGCCAAAAACTTCATATGCGTATTGTTGTTTATTAGCATTTAACATTGCTGTCACACTCTTAACTGTTTCCTTATAGGTTTTACCAAGCATTGAAGCTGGAAAAGGTATGCGTCCATCAATTTTAAAATCAGGCTTTTCATTATCCATTCAATCTCCCCCTAAAATAAAAAAGAAGATACCAAATGGTATCTTCTAGTTTGCTAAGAATTTATTTTTGTAAAGTGATTTCGTTATCTCTAATACATCGTATAAGGTAAGGGCCATTAAAAGCACCTGATGCCCCATTTGTGTCTTCAAACTTAATACTAGTGATAATTACCTTCTGTTCAAACAAAGAGCCAAATGTTTGTTCTATATTGCCTGAATCAGCTTTAATAATTAATTCATCATCGTACCTCTCATAATAACCTTCACCATTAACTACATTCCCATTATTAATAACCATTTTACTGAAACTTTTCATAATTATCCCCCTATTCCTATTATTACTTAAATTGTAACAGGATGGACTTTTAAAGGGAATAGATTGAGATCGAACACCAATCAGGCTGATTAACCACTACTGTTTAGATATTTATAGTCGCTCGTGAACCGACTTCCATTTAATACGTTGCTTTTCTCGTTCATTCTTCTCGCCTTCACGTACTCCGTGGTAATAACCTAAATCTGAACTTAATGATAGAGCAGCACAGAACATCCCAAACTTTAGTCCTTCTAATAAGTAACCACACATAAATAACAATGCAGCCATAATAAGACAAACAAGAGATTCAGCAATTAATCTATTCATCAGATAGCATCCCTCCAGTTTTCATCACAGGTTCATTGTCAATAAAAACACCAATAATGCCGTCGTGTTCTGTGATTGTTTCTTGATAAAGGTTCTTGTTTTCATCGTTACCATTACTTTCATAAGGCATCTTAATTTTAACTGTGTGATTTTCATCATGATTTATAGATACTTCAGTCACATAATCCTTTTTAATGCTTTCAAATTCTTCTCTTGCATCTAAGATTAATTGGAATGAATCGCACCCCTTTTCACTGATAAAAAGTCCCCCGGCACATCTAAACAGATCAGTAACTCCTGTTACTACTAAAGATCTGACGTTTTCAGCAGGAATAGTGATATCTTCTAGTTCGTTGAAGTGTACTGTAATTGATTTATGAGTTCCAAATTTCATAGTCTACTCAGCCTCCACCTTGTGAGTTTTATTATTGATGATTGATTGAACCGTCTGAAACGCACATCCATAAACACTAGCCATTTGCTTGCAGAAAGCTAATTTCGCATCTTCCCAATATGTAAATGCTTTTCGGATTTCTTGTACTTCATCTTCAGTAAGCAATTTTCTCTGACTCATCTTCTCTTTAACACGCTTATCATATTGCAATGCACGTGTAGTAAATTTAAGATTCGCAAATGAATTGTTCGCTTTATTCATATCAATATGGTCAATTTCAAGATTCTTTTCTCGCCAAAAGTCTTTAGTGACTTCACATGCAGCCATCATTACAATTTCGTGCATGTAATAAGGTGTTCTTTTCCCATCATCGGATTTTAGTCCTGTCATTACATATCCAATATCGTTTGGTTGTGGGTTTAACCATTTATTCGTTACGGTGCTATACACTTTACCTTCTTCGATATCACAGAAATATTTCGTATGTCCTGGTACAACCTTTAAATTTCTTAAATCAACCTTCTCTGAAACTTTAATCAAATTTGTTTTCCTCCAAAAATTTTAATTTTGTGTGCAAGCAGAAAAAGCCCTTCAACCTATAAAGGCGGGCTTAATCTCTCGCATCATCTAAACTAAAAATTAATTGGAGAGGTGTCATCACGACATGCTCATAGTTCCAATTTCCATTCACCCATTAAAAATTAATGAGTCAATGCAAATTAGAATTGTAAAAATGATCATTATAAGTTACAATCATAATTAAAGATGGCGTAAGTATGTCTAAGTTTAGAATAAACAAGGGGGATTAAGACTATTTAAAGGTTTCCCTTCCCCCTGAAACGTTCCTTTCCTCCAATGCTCATGTGCACCTGAACACCTTTGGCGGTCTGCAACTACCCAATTGAAAAGCTTAAGGGAGATAGCGTACCGATCTATTGACCAATACGCTGGAAAATAAAAGGAGAAATGTATTTGAACTGGTGGTCATAATAACCCTTCATGTGTAAATTAAGCTTTCGACCTCCCTTAAGCTTTCCCTTATGGCATTTATCTCTGAAACACGGTTGAGCCCGGTCACAGCACGGCTTCAAGCCACCTTCTTCACTAAACTTTTTTCGGCAAAAATTGCTATATCGCTTACCAGGCAAGGGATTGACGGGTTTCTAAAAGCAGTAGCAGACTATGTTCCCTTATGACGATTATCCAAAAAAGTGCTATAACATCAGTAATGACAAGGCTTCAAGCAACCTTTTCATAACTACAAAATTCGATGAATCTTCTCTATCCCTTGGGGGAGTAAGACTCAGGGCACTTTCTATTTCGCTACCAGTTGTTTTCTTTTGCTATTCCCTTATGACGATTAACTATAAAGAGGCTGTCAGCCCATTCGTATCAAGGGTTCAAAGTACTTTTTTTGTTAAACTTTTTCCGATGAAATCGCCGAATCCATTGATACGACTGGGTTCATGGAACTTTTATTACCGTTACATTCATTTCTCTCCCTTATGGCGATTATCTCCCGAACCCCCTTCAGCCCTTACGGGGCAAGGGCTCAGGGCACTTTTTCCAGCGATATTTTTCCGGTAAAATCGCTGTACCCCTTGGCGGAGTAAGGGCGAAGTCAGTTTCTATTTTTCCTCTTTTGATTTTCCAATTCCCATTAAATACATTTATTGTATATTCTGTCGCTATTCTTCTTCATTCCCTTATGACAATTATCTCGAAATCACCCACGAGCCTATATGTGACAATGGTTCACGGCTCTTTTGCAGCTCATCTTTTTTCGGTAAATCGGCTACACCTGTTGGGAGAGTAAGGCTCATAACACTTTCTAAATGCTAACAGAATCTATTTCCCTTAAGGCGATTATCTCAAAAATAGCCATGAAGTCAGATGCACCAAGGGCTAGAGATGCTTTTTTGTTGAAATTTTTTCGGTTAAAATCGCTGTACACCGCACCACGTAAGGCGTGAGAGCTGTTTCTATTTCGTCATTCCTTAGTCTCCTTTATGGCATTTATCTTAAAACCACCGATAAACCTATATACATCAACGGATCAAAGCACTTTTTCAACGAAACTTTTTTGCCAAGAAACGCTGTAGCCCTTATAGGAGTAAGACTCAAGTCACTTTCTATTGGTCGTTATCCCCTCTACCATAACTAAAAAATAAATAGCAGGCTTCAAAACTCTTACCAGTCAACAATTTCAACGTTTTTCTATTTTATTAACATTTTTCTCTTCCCTTAAGGTTACATTTAGACTTTGGAAGAACTCAGTGACACACATCACCCCATTCAGACACCATATCATCGCTTCTGAGAGTCTTAAATATGATTCAGATGTATTGGTATCCACTTAGATAAAACCCCACAGAAACAATTCTGGAGCTATATAGGCATCATTGACATTAATATCAAGTAAATTAAAAACATTAACCATCGTGCAGGACAGCTTGCTGGACAAACCGGACGTAAAGCGCTCTTCTTTACGGACGTATATCTATAATTGTTTATAAATTATTTTTCTGGTTCTCCTTAAGACTTAGGCTCTAAAACCCTTGATATGACTGGCTTATTTTTTAAGTTTAAGAGGTTTGTTCTATTATCCATGTGTAAATGAGGTACTTTAACATCTCATTTACAGAGATAGGTGAAGACCTTGGGATGCTGACAAACGCTTAACCCAGCTTCGCTGTCTTAATCGTTTTTTGTCTGCACCATCCCAAACCCTTCACAGACGATCAGATGATCTATCTTTTTTATTTAATTATTACCCCTCTTCCCCTTTAAGGGACACACCCCTCAAACCCTTGGGACAGTTGACTTTTTTTTATGATTTATTGCTTTATTTGCAATAAGGGTTAATTTTCATCACAGTTTTTACTGCATCATTCACTCTAATCATCTTATTTTATTTATTAAATTATTTACATCTTTTGTTCTACGAGAGACACCCCAAAAAGCCAGTCATATCAAGGGTTTTAGAAACCGTTTATTGCTTTTATTTTCACAGCAGCCATCAATCCGAATAAAGATTTTTTCAAAAAAGTGATTTGTTGCAATGTTAAGCCTGCTACAAATGAATAAAGAGAGACACACTCAAATGTCTCTAAAAACAAAATGAAGCGAGGTATTGTAAATGGAAATGTATGAAGGTTTTAAATTACGTGAAACTTGGAAAAAGAAAGGTGACCAACCTTGTGATCACGCATGGGAAGTTGAGTATCACAATGGCAGCAAAACAGGTGATTATGTATGCTGGAAATGCGGTACTTCAGAATTCAAACCCACAATTGACAACAGGAACAAATAAATAAAAGAGGACGGGGAATCATCTCCCTGTCCTTCTCATTCGATTAATCTCCCTTATTTTGCGCCTACGTGCAATCTTCTCGTTAACACGTCTAACGTTACTCAGAAACTGTTTAGCGTCCTCACCTGATACAATAGGTCTGTCTCTATACATTTGCCTTCTCCTTATCATTTGCCCACCACTTATAAGACAGATAACCAGTTAAAATCAATCCTACGATTAATAAGGAGTGAACGAATCGCTCACCCCTTCAAATGGATATGTAATGCTTACGCACCACGTCCAAAACCTGCTACATGGAATGTTTCTTCCCCTGATGCACTATGAATTGTAGTTTGTTGACCTGCAACGAAACCAACAGCCAATGAAGCTACGATAGTAAGACCGATAAATACTTTTTTCATATAGTTTTCACCTCCTTTCAAGTGATGCGAAATTGATTTCGTATTAAAGGGCAAGTAAATCTAAAATCTGCTCGTCCTCCCCCATTTCCCTTAATTGATCCAAAGGCAAGCGTACGCTGTATAGATCACCAGACAGCTTAAAGTGTTTTATAGACTCATAAAAGAATCTCTTATCTTCATAAGCTAGTCCCTTTAGATAAAAATGAATACCAAAGTCATTATGAATATTCGGTTGCTGCTCTAAGTTCTCCAATATTTCTTTAGCCTGTTGCAAGTTGTTTTTCTTGATGTGATAGTGTGCAATTTCTTGGATATCTGTAACTTCATTTGAATCAGGGTCTAACCAAAAGTTCTCTTGATTCCAATGGTTTTCCAAGAAACAAAGGCTTCTAGTTAGCTGTAATTTCGCCAAGGGATTATTCTCAGTATGCTTTAAACCGGCCAGGTAATATTCTTTTGCTTTTTCATAATCATCAAGCAAATAAGTGTTACCCATAGTTAGATAGCTATAAGCGACAAGTCTATCAATATTCGTCACATTAATGCCGTATGAGCAATAAAAACGGGCTTGAGTCATTTTATTCTGACTGAATGCTGAAGCGCCCAACAAAGCCATCAGACGGTAATAAAACGAGCTTTTAATCTGTTCATTATTTTCAATAAAATCAAGATCTACAATCATCGACATTTCTGCAAGGTTTGAGTATTCAGCCATTCTAAGGTAGTAATACAACGGGATTATGTAAGTGAATACACGCATTTCTTGAGACTTAGGATCAAGCTTTCCAATTGCTTTAAGCGCCTGATGTGCGTTTATTTCGCCTCTGTCTTGCTTACGTTTGATCTGATACATTGCTGCCCATTCACGTTCAATCGAACAGCTACTGTTGATTAATTGATCAATTAATGCGTCAGTTTGTTCATACTGTTCATTAATATCTGACATTTCAAGACGTACCTTTGCATCTACTTCCGGCTTCTTAACTTCTCTCTCTTTTGCTATCATCCGAATAACCCCCTGTGGTGTGTCACTAATTCAGAGCAACAGACAGTGGCAAAAGCCACTATCCTGAATCTGAATATTCGATCTTTATGTGACCTACTTTTACATTCTCCATTAGATTCTCTCCTTATTTGTGGCGAGTCCTCAAATTGAGGATTTGCCTATGTATGTTATGAAGCTGTCTTACGAATTAGATCGGCTATGTAGTCCGCACCTTTAGGTGTTAGATACGTTTTTGAAACATATCCAATCTTAGATGTTGGCACACTTTTAACTTCAAATAAACCACGACCCATATATTTCTGATATGGAAGGTTATTTGCCATCAGGATTTTCTGATCCTTAAGAAAAGTGAATAACTTATTACGTCCAAATCCTTTGATATTTAATTCCTTAGCAAGTGAACCAATGTCCATTAATCCGTCGGCGTCTAAGAATTGATGATACTTCTCCACTTTTGGTTGATACTCAGTTACCTGCTGTTCCAGAAGGAGTTTTTCAGATTCGATTCTTTCACGTTCCTTTTGTTCTTGAATCCATCTCTCTGCCCGTTGGATTGAGTTATCAATCATATAGGAAGGAACTAATTGTTTTTTAAGCTGTGTTTCCATTTCTTCAAACCGAGTGACGTATTGTGCTGTAAACAAAACACCCTTTGTTCCATTCGTTTTATTAGCTACCATGTCGCATCCTTTACGAGTGAGAAGGTAGTATTTGTATGGACGTTTATTTCCATCTACGGTATATGAGTTTTCAATAAAGAAATCTAGAGAACGGAGTTTTCCGTTTTCTAAAATTTGGATATATCCGTCGATTTTCTCTAGTAGATCAGCGTGTCTCATATTAAGCATATCTTTCACTTCACGGCTATCCACCATAAGTTGTCCATCCCGTTCGATTACAGTTAAGTTATTGTTCAAATAAAATTCCTCCAATTAGTTTGTTTTATGTATTGCGATTATGTATTGCGGTGTTGCTGTTATGTACTATTGAGCGATTTGTTGCTCACCGTACCACCATTTTTTGAAACCTTCTGTTGGTACTTTGATTCTGTTTTTCCCTACCCGCACTGCGTGAAATTTTCCACTCTTACAAAGGGCATATGCTGTGTCTCTTCCAGCCCCAGTAATTTTGCGAATATCTTGAACATCAAGTGCAACCTTTTTGAAGAGTTCTTCCAGTTGCTCTTGGTTTAGTTCCTCTTGGTTCATCCGTCCACCTCTCTTCTGTTTCCTGTTTAACCCTTTCCTTTTCGGGTTAATCCAATCATAAACCACACCCATTAATATTTCAATACATTTCATGAAAGTTTTTTTATTTTTATTAAAGTTTTATCATAATCCATAAGAAAATAATAAATATATTCTTTTTATTCACCATATGTTATGATTATTTTCGAGGTGACATTATAATCATGGATAATAATATTAAGATTGATGAAGAAAACAAGTTAGGATCAGTGGTCAAATACTATAGGAAGAAAAAGAAGATCAATTCTCAAGAGCTATCAAAATCGTTAGGTAAGTCCGGAGCGTACATTAGTCAAATTGAAAATGGACACAACAAGAATCCGGATTACAACACATTATTAGAGCTATTCAGAAAGCTTGGAATCGCAGAAGAGAATTTAGAAATGTACCTTGAAGCTCTTGGTTTCATGTCTCCTGAAAAAATAGCAGCTGAAAAGGCGGCAGAAGAAGCCTGGATTGAACGAGAGATTGAGTTAATGAATGATCCTGATTATCAAAAACACTTACTTGAACAAGCAGAATTTATGCGAATCCAAGAGCAACACGACAATTATGATGAAATGATAAATAGAAAAATGGATGAGATCAGAAAAGATCTTGATTGGTACTATACGATAAACCCTAGTGAGTTCGGCACAGTCATTGAGAACCTTCATAAGCTGATGGTATCTATGGGAGATTCCCCTGATAACTTCCGATTTCTAGTTTCTTTATTCCGTAAAGATATAACAAAGTTCAATAAAGACGCTAAGGAACATATTATCAGTGCATTAAAAGAAGGTTACGAAAAAAGCAATACCGGATGGGGAGAGCGCCCTAGCTGGTAAAAATAAAAAGGAGAACGATTAATGGCATCAGTAAAAAAAGATAAGAGAAACGGCAATTGGTACTATGTGTTTGATATAGGCAAAGATGAGAACGGCAGACGGAAGCAACGTAAACGAAGTGGGTTCAAGCTAAAAAAAGATGCAGAAGAAGCATTAAGGGAAGATCTTCAGTTATACCACGCTGGGGATCTTCTCAAAGATAATGATTCAACTTTCAAAGAATTGGTTGAGTATTGGCTGAATATCAAAACTCCAGATGTGAGCAACCAAACTCTAAAGGTTTATCATTATAATCTAAAAAATCATATACTCCCTACCTTCGGAAGCATGAAACTTAGCGATATAACAACTCAAAAGGTACAAGCATTTATAACAAGGTTAGTTAATTCCGGTTTATCGGCTGCCACAATAAAGAAGATATATCACGTACTCAACAACGTAATGAAAACAGCTGTTCAAGATGAGTTTATTAAAAAGAATCCAGTTGAAAAGGTTAGAAAGCCATCAGTTAAGCGCAAAGAAGTTGAAGTGTGGTCAGCGGAACAGATGTCTTTATTCCTGGATCACACTAAAAACAGTCGTTACTATATCGCATTTTGGTTAGCGATTTCTTTCGGCCTTAGACAAGGTGAAATTTTAGGTTTACGTTTTAAGGATATAGACTTCAATAATGGTGTTTTGAGAATTGTTCAAACACTAGAACACTCTGGCGGCCAAACAAAATACGGTGGAAAATCATCGACAAGCACACGTACCATCGACTTATCAGAACATGATATCCATATACTGAAGAAACAAAGAAGCCGTGTACTGAAAGAGAAGAGCTTATGCGGAGGGCTCTATACAGACCGAGATTTAGTTGTATGTACAGATACAGGGAATGCAATCAATCCAAGAAACCTTTTAAGACAGTTCAAAGCTTATTTAAAGCAGCTTGATTTACCTGATATCCCATTCCATAACCTTAGACACTCTCATGCATCCTTACTGTTAACAAAGTTTCATCCTAAAGTTGTTCAAGAAAGGTTAGGACATAAAGATATCCAGGTTACGCTTAACACCTATTCGCATTTAATGCCCAACATGCAAAAGGATGCTTCCACATTTATCAGTGGCATCTTACAAGGCAAACAAAAAGAGGAATCACATTAA